CATAGACTCAAAAGATTATGCTAATGGTACAGAACGTTGTGCTGGTGCAATAAAAAGTAGTTTGTTCGACGAGTATGATAATTTTATAAATGTGCAAGGCGACATGCCAGACGTAACTACTGAGATGATTGAAAAGTGTTTGTTTAGTTTGAAGCATTATAGTGTAAGCACTGTGTTTACACAAATGCCAGAAGAAGAACAAAACAATCCTAATTCAGTAAAGATGGTTAGAGCAGGCGATAATGCACTATGGTTCGGTAGAGGTATGACAGGCTATGGTGATTGGCATCTAGGCGTTTATGGTTACCGAAAGAACGCATTACAAGCATACCCGTACTTGCAAGCTGAAAAAGAAGAACGTGTAGAAAAACTTGAACAATTACGATGGTTAAAAAGTGGTTGGCAAATTGGTTGTTTGAGTGTACAATTTAATGGTACTGAGATTAATACTCCAGAGGACATAGAAACATGGCATCACAACAAAAGCTCCCAATAAGAGATATCTTAGCAGCACTTGACACAGGCTCAATGAGTGTTTGGGACGAACTAAATGACGAAGAAAAAAAGAGTGTGAGCTTCTGGTTACTAAATCGCTGGATAAGTTCAGTTGCTGGTGATAGAGATGCGCAAGAACTTGCTGTCGTAATGACAAATGAAGTTTACAATAAAAATTGGAATGTATTAAGTACAAAGCATCCTAAGTTACAATGGCAATTACTTTGTGTTACACGAAATGCTAAAAGCGAAATTAGAAAACATATATGGATTGGTCATAAAAAGAAAACAAGCGACAACAGTAAAGGTGTAAAGCTGCTAGAACAGATTTATCCTAATATGAAACAAGATGAGGTAGAATTACTTGCTAGATTATCTACAAAAAAAGAACTCAAAGAACTTGCTAAAGAATATGACATTGATATCAAACTCTGACAAACCGTATATATGTGAATATTGTAATAAAGGGTATATGAAAGAAAGTACTCTTGCTGTGCATATGTGTGAAAAGAAAAGACGTTGGTTACAACAAGACGAAAAACGAGTAAGATATGGATTATATGCATTTCAGAGATTTTACAAACTCTCTGCGGGCACGAAGAAAGAGAAAACGTATGCTGATTTTGTTGACAGTCAGTATTATAATGCTTTTGTCAAATTTGGCAGTTTTCTTAATAACGTACAACCTTTGTATCCTGAGAAGTACATAGATTACGTTGTTACTAGTGGTGTTAAATTAGATCATTGGGCTAGAGATAGCTTGTATGAAAAATATGTATTAGAGTTTATACTTAAAGAAGATGTACACACAGCACTAGAACGCAGTGTTAAAACTATGATGGATTGGGCAGAAGAAAATGAACCTGCAGCATGGAATCATTATTTCAACTATGTTAGTTTAAACAGGGCAGTATGGCACATCAAAGACGGAAAAGTATCACCTTGGCTCATACTTAATTGTTCAAGCGGAAAAGAAATGCTAAGTAAGTTTAACGACGAACAACTAGAAATGGTTTATCACGTTATTAATCCTGAACATTGGGCAATGCGTTTTAGACGACTGCCAAACGATGTTCAACTCGTAAAAGATATTGCAAAGGAAAGTAATCTATGAAAATACTAATATGTGGTTTACCCGGAAGCGGAAAAACCACCTTAGCTGCTCCGTTTGCACAGTTAATCGGTGCAGTACATCTTAATGCAGATGCAGTAAGAAAAGAATACGACGATTGGGATTTTACACCCGAAGGACGTATTAGACAAGCTCAACGTATGCGTCATCTAGCAGATGGTGTAGTAAAGGCGGGAAAGATTGCAGTAGCAGATTTTGTTGCTCCTACTCCACAAGCACGTGACGAGTTTGGTGCTGACTATGTAGTATGGATGGACACTATCAAAGAAGGTAGGTTTGAAGATACTAATGCAATGTATGTTCCTTTGGACAAAGGACAATACGACTATCACGTTGCTGAATGGTTTGATGACACACACGAGCAACTTGTAAAAATTGTATCTAAGTATATGGTGGACTATGGTAACAAAGAGTAGACACTTAGCCAAGGCAATAACTTGGCGCATTATTGCAAGTATAGTGACTGCAATAATTGCATACGCATTTGGATTACCTCCGAAAGCAGTTGGGGCTGTTTTCGTAGCTGATCTAATTATTAAATTTGTTTTGTATTATATACACGAACGAGTTTGGTACAAACATATAAAATATGGAGTTAAAGATGTTTGATTGGAAAAAGCCGACAGCACAGATGTTAGGACGTTGGCAACCGTGGCATGATGGCCACACAGCATTGTTTAAGAAAGCATTGCTCGAAACAGGACAAGTGTGTATTATGATTCGCGATGTAGGTGGTATTATAGGACAAGATGCAGGCGCTGGACGTACAGTTGCACAAGACGATAATCCATTTGATTTTGAAGAAGTTTATAACAATATTGAGATGGGATTAGCAGAAGCAGGCTTTATATATGGTAACGAATATGTTATAATGAAAGTTCCTAATATTGTAGACATCAGTTATGGACGTGGCGTAGGTTATACATTTACACAACACGATTTAGGAGAAGAAATCCATAATATTAGTGCAACACAAATTAGAGCTAAACTAAGAGAGGAAGGCAAACTTTAATGCCAGATATTGATATAGACTTTGCAGATAGAGACATAGTGTTGTCGAAGATACAACACCGTGTTGCTAAACTTGACAGTGAAAAGAAACACAACACTGGTGTCTATGTTACTGAGATTCCTCATAACCCTGTGGATAACTTATCTACTATTGACTACAAAACAGCAGAAGATAGAGGCTACTTTAAACTTGACTTTTTGAATGTTAGTATATACAAAGATGTAAAAGACGACAAGCATTTAACTACACTTATGGAGAAAGAACCTATATGGAAACTACTACAACACGAAGAGTTTGTGGATCAGTTATTTCATTTAAACGGGCATACGGATGTACTGAAACAGACTTGCCCTACTTCCGTGGAACAATTAGCTGCCGTCCTTGCTATGATACGACCAGCGAAGAGACATTTGATTGGGAAGACATGGACGGAGATAATGAAGGAAGTTTGGACGAAGCCAGAGAATGACGAGTATTATTTTAAGAAAGCACACGCAATAAGTTATGCGATGGCTGTTGTAGTGCATATGAATTTATTGTGTGAGAAATTAAATGGCAACTGAAGTAAAATTTTATACACATTTAGAAGAACTATTAGATACAGCGCCGCCGCTGCCTGCACATAAGTTTTGGCCCGAATGGTTTAAAAGACAGCCTCCTGTACTATCTGATGCTGATGATGATTCTCCTACTTCGTCTACAATAAGAAAATGTCCAGCTGCATTAGATATCTTAAGTATGGGATACATAATTCCGTTATGGTGTGATTTTAAACTACTAAGAAACGAAGATCAATTAGGATGGATGTTTCCTCCTAGAGCAGCACAACATTTTGGAGGAATACAATTACACGCAGATGCACAAATGTCTGAGTATCCGTTTGATAAAGATTCTTTTAAAGGAAGTGTTAAGTTTATAAACCCGTGGAGCATTGTAACTCCTAAAGGGTATAGTTGTATGTTAGTAAATCCTTATTTTCATACACACCCTAATCTTAGAACAATGAACGGCATAGTTGAAACAGACGGATACCATGAAGCACATGTGAACACATTTTTTACTGCACCTGTAAATACTGAAATTACTTTACCAAAAGGAATGCCATTAGTACAAGTTATTCCGTTTAAAAGAGAAGATTATAAAATGAAATTGGCTGTTGGCAACTTTGCAAGTAAATTAAATAAAGTTAAAGAGTTTTTAGCAGACAGTTTATTTAACGGTGATAGAAACAGATATCGTTCCGAGTTGTACGTTAAAAGATACAAATAATTAATTTTTTGGCGTTTTTACTAGCTGCACGTTTTTGCGTTTAACTCTTTTTACAGCTAAATTATTTAAATTAACGCAAGGCCCTATTGTTACTCGTACATCTTTTGAATTCATTGTTATTAATGAATATCGAAAAAACTCCATTTCATTTCTTAAAAAGATATTGATAGGTATCATTCGATTTGACTCCCACCACCATACTTCGCCTGCTTCTAGAAACATTCTTTTATGATCATCCGTTTTTAAATCCGTAAAAACGTACATTGTAGTAACATGTTGATCTTGATTGGCTATAATACCAACGTATTCGTTACCTCCGTAGGTAACAACACTAATAAATGGAAAGTTTTCTTGTATATCCTTTGTTAACATGGTTTTCCGATAAATACTGTATGCAATTAATACCTAGATATTTAGTCTCAAATAGATCGATAGTTCTAGCTAATGAAGCAGGTTTCGTTACGGAGTATAGACCAGTGTATCAAAAAAATATAAACGTATATAAAGGCATTGATAATGTGTTAGAATTTAAAGTTTTAAATGCAGATCAAAAGCCGATAGATTTAACAAATTATACAACAAAATTTCAAGCGTTTGACGAAAATAAAAGATTAGTTATAGAACACGACGGCACTAATGTAAATGCTACAAAAGGATTAGTAAAGGTTACTGTTACACAAAATGATTTATTAAACTTTAAACAACAATATTTTAGTTATAATGTACATCTAGTTAATGATAATTCCGAATCAGTTTTAACATATACTGACGAACATTTTGGAATGAACGGAACTATTTTTGTTAGTGACGAAGCAATGCCAGGTCCGGTTAAAGAAAAAGAAGTGTCTACAGTTTCAGTAGTAGATGATAGTGCTTGGGAAATAGGACCAGTAACAGCTGAACCGGGTATTAACGGAAATGAAGCATTACATACAGTAGCATTCTATACTAATAGCTATGCAGGAGATATTGTAATACAAGCTACTTTAGAAAATCAAGTTACTAATCAGACTAGCTGGGCAAATGTTGTAACTGTTAACTTTGATGGAACAGAAACAGAACCTAAATCTGTAAACTTCCACGGTGTATATAGTTATTTGAGATTTTATACAGAAACAGATCCTACAGATAAAATTACAAAAATACTAGTCAGAAACTAGTTGACAACGTAACAATATTACTATATAATAGTGATATGAATAATAAAATAATACTGACTATAGTCGCAACTTTTGTTGCGGCTTTTTTTACGACTACTATAAAATCTGAACCGTTAGAAGTTTGGATATATGCAGAAAGAACACCATCTTATCTAGCACCTTTTACTTACACACAAGAGTTTGTAGAAGCAGAAGATATTAAAGATGTGGTAAATTTAGATATTGTAACTAGCGGTCCTAAAGGACAAGTAAGTTCATTATATATTAGAGGCGCTGATAGTGATCAAAATTTAATTACTCTTAACGGTATACCTATTAAGGATCATTCTAGTCCTACAGGAACAGACGACATTGGCCAGCATAATTTTACAGGCATAAGTTCTGTAGAAATTATAAAAGGTCCTATGAGCAGTGTGTACGGAGCAAATGCTTCGGGAGGAGTTATAAATCTATTATCAGACGTATCGCACGAATCCTACGCAACTTTGAGTGTAGGATCTAATAATACAAACAAACAGAAAATACAAGTATCTGACATAAGTGATAGATTATCATATACAATTAATGTAGAGCAAGAAGCAACAGATGGCATAAGTGTATATCCGGGCGGCACTGAAACTGACCCGTATGATAGTACAAATTACAACTTAAACTTTTTGTACTACGGCGACAACGCAAACTATAGATTAAATTATATTAATGAATTAAACAATTCTAATCTAGACGGAACAAGTGATACAAAAGATTACGTAGGCAAATGGCATTGGACTAATTTGCAATTTGATGCAAACACAAACAACAGTAGATTTGCTTATAACAATTCAAAACACAATCGAACATACACAAAAGACGGATTGCTTGAAGGAAATTATAAAAGTAATACTAATACGTTTCTTGTTTCGCATATATTAAATTATAACAAAGCCGATGTTACGATAGGAGCAGAACACGAAAATGTAGATGCAAACTTCTTAACTAACATTAGAGGAGCGTTTCCGTATACTAGCAGTGTTGACAAAACTAGAAACACAAACGGATTGTTTGTGAATACAAATATACAAACCTATGACAACGCTATAATATCAACAGGTATAAGATATGATAGTATAGACGGCTTTGGTGATAAAGTTACTGGTAGATATGGCTTACATAAAAACGGTTATAGAGGGAGTGTATCTCTAGGCTATCGTGTACCTACACTATACGAAATGTATGGACAAGATAACTACGGATTTACAGGTAATCCAAATCTAAAAGAAGAAGATACTATAGGCTTAGAACTAGGCTATAATAATGATATATTCGATACAGCAGTGTTTGTAACTCAAGAATCTAATGCAATTATATATGATGGAACATATGTTAATGACGCAGATAAATCATATACTAAAGGTATAGAAACAACAGTTGCTCACAGTATAAATGATTATTTTATTACAGGCAATGTTGCCCTTACAGATGCACGTAAATCAAATGGCGAACAAAAATTAAGACGTCCTAAACTTACAAGCAATGTAAAGGTAGCTAGAATTATAAACGGTATAGAATATAGTACAAAGGCAAATTACTACGGCAAACACAAAGACATTGATAGCAAAACATTTGCTACTATTGATAAAAGTTCTGTTATTACCTATGATGCCGAATTAAAACATTTAAAAGACAACATAGAAATATTTGCAGGACTGTATAATATAAACGATAAGAACTATGAAAGACCTGACGGTTACAGTCAATTAGGGCGTAATTGGAAGGCAGGATTTAAGGTGTACTTTTAATGAAAAACTTAATAAGACATCCCATGTTTTTGCCAGGAGTGCTTGTTGCATCTCCAGTTCTTTACTATCTTCTTTATAAGCTAGGTTTAGAACTTTGGTGTATTGCATACGGATTAATATATTAAAAAAAATACTTGACACAACTACATAACGATACTATAATAATAGTATGAGTGTAGTAAACGATACAGTTCTGACATACTTACCTGCTAAGAGGAAATCAACTCCTAGTGGCTGGTTATCATTTAATGCGCCGTGTTGTCATCATAACGGACACACAGCAGACACTCGAGGACGCGGTGGACTTATATCTAACTCAGATGGAGGAGTTAGTTATCATTGTTTTAACTGCGGATTTAAAGCATCCTGGCAGCCAGGCAGAAACTTTTCACACAAGATGCGAAGGCTCCTACAATGGACCGGAGCGCCTGACGATGTAATCAACAAGGTGGCACTTGAAGTGATGAGAGAGAACGAAGGTGTACAAGCACAAACACGCATAGCGGAATTGCCTACGTTCAACACTGTACCGTTGCCAGATGATGCTGTTAGACTTGCAGACCATCAATGGGCAGAAGTAGGCACTATACCAGAGCGTATGGTAAATGTGTTCCAGTATATGCTTGAACGCAATCTACGTATAGATGACATTGACTATCATTGGAGCCCTAGTTTAGGTTATCGTGATAGACTTATTATTCCCTTCTACTATGAAGGTAGAATAGTAGGTTGGACTGCTCGTGCTATCACACCAGACAAGAAGCCTAAATATCTCACAGAGGTGCAACCTGGATATGTGTTTAACTTAGATGAGCAACGACACACTAAAGTATTTGCTATCGTGTGTGAAGGACAAATAGATGCACTACACGTAGAAGGATGCGCACTAGGCGGCTCAGAAATATCAGACCAACAAGCTATGCTACTAAATAGATTACAGAAGCAAATTATTGTTGTTCCTGACAGAGACAAAGCTGGTAGTAAACTTGTTGAACGTGCTATCGAGTTAGGTTACAGTGTAAGTATGCCTGAATGGGCAGAAGATATAAACGATATCGGTGATGCTGTGCAACGTTATGGTCGATTATATACACTACATAGTATTGCTACACAGGCTGATGAATCTCCACTTAAAATTAGATTGAGAGCTAAAAAATGGTTTACTTAGAAGAATTTTGGTACTGGTTAACTACTCCTTATCGTAAATGGAAAGAGCATCGTGCTCTTAAAAAACGGTTAGAAGAACTTAAAAAGTCAGATCCATTTATTTATAAATGAACGAATTTACATCATCATACAGTGCATTAAAGGGCACATTGTTACGTACTGTAATATACACAATAGGACACTTCCTTATTGCTGCTATGTGCGTTATGTATTTTACAGGTGCACCTTTTTATATTGCAATAACTGATGCAGTAGTAGAACCATTACTAAATGCAGTATGGTTTTTTATATTAGATAGACTTTGGACAAAAGACAAATGATTACTTGGGGCATAAGTGCTAACAGCCATGATGCTGCTCTAGCTGTATTTACAGATGATGGATTAGAATTTGCAAGCCACAGCGAACGCTTCAGTGGTGTAAAAAATGATGCGCATTTAAATGATAAATTAATAGAGTACGCAAAACAATGGGGAGAGCCTGATGAAGTTATATGGTATGAAAGACCCTTTATCAAAACTCTTAGACAACTTAGAGCAGGCCAAGGACTACGGCTGGGTGAAAACAATATTCGTAAGTATCTTAGATCTTATGGGATACATGCTCCTATTAGGTATACTGATCATCATCTTTCCCATGCTGCTGCCGGTTATTATACTAGTCCTTTTGACGAAGCCTGCTGTGTGGTTATCGACTCAATTGGAGAGTTTGATACACTTACTATCTGGCATGGTAAAGGATCCAAACTCAAAAAAACATATTCACAAGGATATCCACACTCCGTGGGACTCTGGTACTCAGCACTCACACAACGAGTAGGACTTAAACCTAACGAAGATGAATACATCCTCATGGGTATGGCTGCATACGGTGACCCGGGAAGATTTTGGTGGGACATGTATGATATGATTGAGTACATAGATGGGCCTAAAGTTAGATACAAAGATAATCTACACCGAGGGTGCCGTTGGTGGAAGCCAAGGTTAACATCGGAGCAGGATATGTTTGACATTGCCGCTGCCACTCAGAAGTGTTATGAGTTTACCCTAGAACAAATATTAAAGTGGGCTAAAGAAAATACTAAAAGCCGTAACCTAGTTCTAATGGGAGGGTGCGCACTAAACTGTAGTGCTAATCATTTAGCTTACAAGTATTTTGACAACGTATGGATTATGCCTAATCCAGGAGATGCAGGGAGTGCAGTTGGTGCAGTCCTAGCCCATCGTAAAGAACACATGCCAATGGAGCATGTATTTACGGGCTATAACATAGAAGGGGAATACCCAGTTGAAGAAACAATTCGAGAACTACAAGCCACCGGCATTTGTGGAGTCGCTAACGGCCGTGCTGAATACGGTCCTCGTGCTTTTGGTAATCGTAGCCTTTTCGCAGACCCACGCGGAAACGATATCAAAGACAGAGTCAACGCTATTAAACAAAGACAAAAGTTTCGGCCCTTTGCTCCAGCAGTGCTCAGTGAACACTATACCGAACAGTTCGACGGGCCAGCAAATAGTTATATGCAGTTTACCGCCCGTTGCAAAAATCCAGACCTGTATCCTGCCATCGTACACGCAGACGGTACATCCAGAGTCCAAGTGGTACCAAAAGACGATAGCGGAATACGACGACTGCTAGAACGTTGGTATGAAGAAACTGGCTGTCCTATGTTGTTAAATACTTCGCTCAATATCAAGGGTAAACCAATGGTAAACAACTTGACAGACGCTAAAGAATTTGAAAAGAAGTACGGAGTAAAAGTTTGCAGTTAATAAAAAATAAACACTATAAAATAATTGATAATTTTTTCGAAATAAATTATTTTAATGAATTAAGAGATACTGTTATTCAAAGCGAATGGCGGTTTGTGCCTAATATTAATTCTAATCATACTGAAGAAGATAATAATTGTTATTTTCAAAATGTAATATATGAACATGAACCTTTGTGTCAAGAGTATCATTTATTTGATCGTATATGGGGAGACTTTGATATTAGATCTTTAATTCGAATCAAAGCAAACTGTTATCCTGCAAAAGATGAACTAGTAACACATTCGCCACATACTGATGCTCCTTTTGATCATAACGGAGCAATTATATGTCTTAATACTTGTGACGGTTACACACAATTATCTGATGGAACAAAAATAGAAAGCATTGAAAACAGAGTTTTATTTTTTAATGCAGGTCTCGAACATAGCAGTACTAATTGCACAGATGCTAAGGCACGTTTTAATATTAATGTTAACTATTTTTAATTGACATATCTGATACAAGGCTATATAATATACACATGAGCAGACAGAACACAGATTACGGATACGACATACAAAAAGTATATCTTGAGATGTTTATGACAGACGCAGAGTCGTTTGTTAGATGTCAAGGTGTATTTGATCCAAGTACATTTGATCGCAAGTTACAAACTAGCGCAAAGTTTTTAAAAGATTATGTTGAAGAACATAATGCACTTCCTACGTTTGATATGATCAATGCAGCAACAGATAGTAATCTAAAAGATCCAGGACAGTTACAGGAGAATCACTATGACTGGCTTCTACAGGAGTTTGAAACGTTCAGTAGGCACAAAGCACTTGAGAAAGCAATACTTGACTCGGCAGACTTACTTGAGAAAGGTGAGTATGGACCAGTTGAGGACCTTGTTAAGAAAGCAGTACAGATTGGCTTACAGAAGGACCTGGGTACAGACTACTTTGCAGACCCGAGAAGCAGGCTAGAAGCAATCAAAGACAAGAACGGACAAGTAAGCACAGGTTGGCCGATGCTAGACAAAAAACTGTTTGGTGGATTCAACAGAGGCGAGCTCAATATCTTTGCAGGTGGTTCTGGTTCTGGCAAGAGTTTGTTCATGGCGAACATGGGTGTAAACTGGTGTTTAGCAGGCATGAACGTGATGTATCTAACTTTCGAACTTAGTGAAAACTTAGTTAGTATGCGACTAGATGCAATGACATCGGAGATTCCAAGTCGTGATATCTTTAAGAGCATTGATGATGTTGAAATGAAAGTCAAGATGATTGGCAAGAAGTCAGGTGCATTTCAAGTCAAGTATATGCCAACTGGTAAGAACGCAAACGATGTAAGAGCATATTTGAAAGAGTACGAAATCAAAACAGGACGCAAAGTAGATGTACTGCTTATAGACTATCTAGACTTGATGCATCCGATCGGACAAAAGATTAGTGCAGAGAACTTGTTTGTTAAAGACAAGTATGTATCGGAAGAGTTACGTAACTTAGCAATGGAACTAAACTGCATCTTTGTTACAGCATCGCAGTTGAACAGAAGTTCAGTTGAGGAGATAGAATTTGATCACTCACATATTAGTGGTGGTATTAGTAAAATTAATACAGCTGACAATCTCATAGGTATCTTTACAAGTCGTGCTATGCGAGAACGTGGGCGTTATCAGATCCAGCTAATGAAGACACGTTCATCAAGTGGTGTAGGACAAAAGATTGATCTAGGGTTTGATGTAGACACACTGCGAATCTTTGATTTAGGCGATGACGCTGAAGAAGCACCGTCTGCAGGTTTAGGAGGATCGTCTAGTTCAATAGCAGCAGCACTTAAAAGAACTCCAACAACCTCTGGTAGTTCAGGAACAGTAAATACAGATCCTGGTGAAGGAGAACCTGCAAAGAAAATACGTGCTGAAACTGATAGTACTAAACTAAGAGATTTTTTAAATAACTTAGGTAATTAGTCTGGTATATTAACAGGAATTTTTTTATTTTTCTCGTAATGGAAATGCAACATTGGTATCCAATCGTTAACTCCTAATGCTGAACTTTCATTAAGACTATTTGTAAATTCTTTACAACGTCTAACAGCTTCGTCAAAATTAGATAACTTTTTCATACGTTCCGTTTCTGTAGCAAGTATGTGTTGTCTAATCTTGTTTTGTTTGCGACTAAATGATTCTACAACATAATAAGGTTTGAATTTTTTTGGATCGGCCATAGAAACTCCTTTGTAGTATTTAGTGGATAAATATAACAAAGGAATATTTTTATGCCAATACCAGTACGAAGTATAAGATTACAAAAGAGATCATCTCAAAGTTTAGATACACTCAGCGGAGCATCGGGTGAAATTTTCTTTGATGCAGACAGAAATACCTTAAGGTTATACACTGCTAATCAGGCCGATAATATAACATTAGCTGATAGAATTTGGGTTACTGAAAATACCTTTAGTGGCAACTATAATGATTTAACAAATACTCCTTTTATTCCTACTGATGTTAGCGAACTTTCTGATTCTGGCAATACATTATTCAGCGGCGATTACAATGATTTAACAAACGCTCCTGACTTAGTTGCGTTACTTGAAGGCGTTGATGTTGATATTACTACAATAGATAACATTGGAGATGTTGATACTTCTTCAAGTCCTCTCACTATAGGACAAGTTTTACAATGGGACGGCAATAATTGGGTAGCAGCTACAGTATCAGGTATCACTGATACAAATACAACTTATGACTTAGCAGCTACAGATAATACAACAGCAGGTATTGATTTAACGTTAACTGATGTAGACGGCGGACAAGATATAATTAATTTTGTCGGAGGTACTGGTGTTGATGTTGTAGTTAACTTATCAGGAAATGTAGAAATACAAAACACTGCTACTTACAGTATAAACGATTTAACAGACACAAATATTTCTAATCCTTCATCAAATGATGTACTAGCATGGGACGGGTCACAGTGGATAGCAAGTTCTACTGCCGGTGGCGGAGGTGGTATTGAGCTTGCTGATCTAAGCATAGGCGCACCAGCAGCTGCCAGTAATGACGGCGCTATATCATACGACAACACAACTGGCGTGTTTACATATACGCCACCAGATTTATCAGCATACGCTTCACTGGCGGCATTTAGTGTAACTGTCGGTTCTGCACAGAGTGCAGGTAATTTATCTTACAACAATGGCACAGGTGTGTTTACGTTCAATCCTGCAAACCTAAGCGGATACTCACAGTTAACTGATTTTAGTGTTACAACTGGAGCCGCATCTGGTGGAGGAAGTTTAAGTTATAATAATACAAGTGGCGCATTTACATTTTCTCCTGCAGATTTATCAAACTTAAATGCAGACTTAGTTAATGATACAACTCCGCAGTTAGGTGGTGTTTTAGATTTAAACACAAACGATATAACAGGCACAGGTGATATTAATATCACAGGCGCTGGTACGTATACCGGTGCAGTAACAGCAGATAGCTTTGTAGCAACAGCAACTGGTACTCCTACTTTTAGTAGCGGTACTGATTTAGATTTAATTGCAACTGACTTTATAACATTACAAGGAGGAGCAGTAGCTGGTGGTGTTACTATTGACGGTGCGTTTGTTGCAATGAGAGGCGGCGGAGTAGCTGGTGTAGAAATATCACAAGATGCTGCCGCGGCTGGTGATATTGTTATTAATAACAAAAATACTATAAGTGATGTAAGTGTTAAATCACAACAGGATATTCTGTTTGCTGCTGCTGGACGAGCAGGGCCAGACTTAGCAATAAATTCAACAGGCATTGTTGCAAATCAGCCTGTTGAATTTTCTTCTTTTACATCATTTACTGCCACTGTAACATTCAACACAGCAACTAGTGAACACATGACTGCTATTTCTGGTGCTACTAGCGTAGTTACACATGATTTAACTTCAAGCGGATTATTTTCTCACACAGGTATAGTATCAAACTTTACAGCAGATTTTACAAATGTTCCAACTACTGCTAATAAAGCAATCTCAGTTGCACTTATTTTAAATCAAGGTGCATCGGCATTTATACCAAACGCAGTAAGAATCGACGGAGCAACACAAACAATACTTTGGGAAAATGGTTTTACACCTAGTGGAACAGCCAATGGCATTGACGTTATTTCATTTACACTTATGAGAGGTGCTAGTGCCTGGACAGCAGTATTAGGAACAGCAACGAGTTACTCATAATGGAAAGAGAATACACAGTAGTAGCAAGAAGCAGACGAGCCTTAATTAGACTAGAGCGTGAACTAGAATCTACTACAGGTACTGGCTACATACCCGATCGTAAAGTAGAGGTTGCGAATGGTAGACCAGGTTCAAAGATACAAACACACTTTATGCTCACAGACGAAGAAGCAGAAACTTTACGTGCAGATCCTAGAGTACGTGCTGTAGAGATACCACCAGAGCAGCGTGACGATATTGAAATAGGGTTACATGCATATCAATACGACGGTACCAATGAGAATAACTTTTACAGAGACGCCGGATTATCAAATACTTACATTAACTGGGGACTAAAACGTTGTATTAAAGAAACAAATGAATTTGTTGCATTCGGCACTACTAGATCTACAGGTTCACCCGGTGACTACGAATATGCTCTCGACGGCACAGGTGTTGATGTAGTAATACAAGATAGTGGAATAGATCCTGGGCATCCTGACTGGTTAGACAGAGCAGGTATAAACAGTCGACTACAAGAAATTGATTGGTATCAAGAAAGTGGACTACCTGGAACACAGAGTGCTAATCACTATAGAGATTTAGATGGCCACGGATCACACTGTGCAAGTATAGCAGCAGGAAGAAGATATGGTTGGGCAAAGGGTGCGCACATATACTCACAAAAACTAGCAGGACTCGAAACACTACAAGGCAGTGATGGCACAGGTATTAGTATATCAGATGCATTTGATTGCATACGCTTGTGGCACAATGCTAAAATTAACGGGCGTCCTACTGTAGTAAACATGAGTTGGGGATACGGTGCAACAGTATCAGGTGATCCTACAAGCGGAACATACAGAGGCACTACATGGACCTACGGAGTTGATTACACTACACGTACTGCACTACAAGCAGCCACAGGTGTAAGTCAAAATTATTTTAGCGGCACTCATCGTATACCTGTACGTGTTGCGTCAGTAGATGCAGAAGTAGAAGATATGATCACAGATGGAATACATGTGACTATTGCCGCAGGCAACAATCTACACAAAGTAGAAATTCCAACAGGACCAGACTACGACAATGAAGTAACCTTTAGCGGTACTACAAGAACCTATCACAGAGGAAGTTCGCCTTACAGCGAAAATGCTTTTATGGTAGGCAACATAGACAGCGGAGCGCAAACCAGTACCGGTAGTGAAGACAACACAATACTGTTAGATCAAACTTCAGTATCAACAACACGCGGTCCAGGTGTAAATATATTTGCCCCTGGTACAGATATAATGGCTGCTACTAGTAGAGATTACGACACAGGATCATATAGTACTACCGGCTATCCAGGAGATAACACCTTTCCTATAATGAGCATTAGTGGTACAAGTATGGCGGCGCCACAAGTAGCTGGTGTAGTAGCCTTGCATTTGCAAAAGTATCCAACTCTAACACCTGCACAAATGCAGACTAGAATATTCGAAGATTCGAAAGCAGTAATGTTTACTACAAGTTCAGACACAGACTACGATAGAATATATGATAGTCTAATGGGTGCTCCTAATCGTGTTTTGTTTAATAGATACGGCAAGCAAGCATTTACAGCAATTGGAGGAGTTCCTCCAGGTTTAACAATAGGATAATACAATGGCAAAAACACCTTCACACATATATGCAATACTAGCATACTCAAAAACTGTAAATACAACCAAACGTATTTTTGACGAAGACAGTTTACTAGAACCGTACAAGCATACAACTCAAGAAGCACTAGCACAACAAAAAGCAAATGCCTTTGCAGCTACCTTAAATTCTCAAAGACACAAGGGTGTATCAGATTGGGTAGCTAAAATAGAACGTCAAGAATATAAACCTTCAGGTATAGTAAGAGCAGCACAAATTAGAGCACCAAGATAAAAAGGATAAGTTATGCCAAGAATTGCATCAATGAGTCAAAAAACTTTTGCTGCTTCGAAAGCCGGCAAGGTTCCGTCTTATCTTCTTGATGCAGTATCTAGTGTACAAGAAGGCGAAGTTTTAACTATTACACTTAATACTCAGCGTATTCCAAACGGCAACGAAATACCTTATACAATTACAGGAATAACAAGTGCAGAAATTGCCGGTGCGCCGTTAACTGGAGTATTTGAAATACAAGGCAATTCAGGTCAAGCAGTATTTACTATAATAGCAGACGAAGTAGCAGAAGGCACACAATATCTTACATTAACACTTGACCGTACAGGCGATTCAATAACTATTGATCTAATTGATACAACTGTTGTTCCGGATCCTCCTTCATACAACAGTTTACAGTTTTACGGGTATACTAATAACGTAATTAATTTTGCTGCCGGGCCAATTACTAGCGTTAATGAAGGCGAAACATTTGGTGTTGTTCTTAACACTACAAACTTAAATGCAAATACAACAGTTAATTATACTATCGGAAATGTACAAGCAGGCGACCTATCATCTGGTATCGGTACAAAGACAAGCGACACACTTGCAACAACAGCGAACGTTAATAATTTACTTGCAACGATTACTGCAACAGCTGATTCACTTACTGAAGGCAGTCAGGCTGCTGACTTTACAATAGCAGCAACAGATAGCCAAGGAGTTGCAACAGGTTCACTAGCTAAAACAATTACTATTAATGATACAAGTTTAGATCCTACATACTCATTGAATGCAAGTAGTCCGACGGTCAATGAAGGCGGCACAATTAGTATCACACTTACAACTACAGATGTGCCTGACTTTACAGATGTTCCTTACACGATCACAGGCGGTACTGGCTTTAACTTTGCCGATGATATATCAAGTGGAGCGCAAACAGGTAACTTTAATATTGTAAACAACACAGACACTATCACATTTACATTTACAGAAGATTTTAGTTATCAAGAAGGTGACGAACTTTTTACTCTTAGTTTAGATAATGGTGCAGATGATGTTACTGTTACAGTAGTTGACACTTCGATAGATACAACACCTAGATATAACACACTCACTCCTAATGTTACATTATTAAATGAAGATGGCAACGTTACATTTACACTGTCTACAGAATATGTTCCTGACGGAACTTCAGTTAGTTTTACATTAGTAAGTGTAACAGGTACTGTTGCTGCAACAGACTTTGATAATCCGGTTCTTAGTTTTACTATTAATAACAATACTGCAACTAGAACGTTAACACTTTTAGAAGATTCAATTACAGAAGGCACAGAATCATTTAGAATAAAACTAGCAGCAACAGATAGCAACGGTGCAGCAACTGGTGGTTTAGAATCAGCAAATACTGTTAGAATTGAAGACACAAGTGTATTTCAAGCAGTAGGGCAAGTAGAATTTGTTGGTGCTGGCACAACAACCAACTGGACTGTACCTGCCGACACATTTAGTATAAGTGTTGTATCAGTAGGTGGCGGTGGTGGTGGTGCCGGCGGCAGCAACATTGGACGCACAGGTGGCGGAGGCGGAGGTGGCGCTCTTGCATATAAAAATAATATCTCTGTTTCGCCCGGCGACATAATAGCTGTTACAGTAGGCGCAGGAGGAGAAGGAGGAACAACTGGTAACGATGGTTCTGCTGGGACAGATAGTTATATTGAAAACATTACTGCTGGAGGTCAACATGCTATAGCACCCGGAGGTGGCGCAGGCGGACAATGGACTGGTAGTTCTTCTCCTGGAGGTACTGGCGGTGATGCAGTCCAGCCTGAGAACGACGGTGGTGGCAATGGCGGCAATGGCGGCTTTGGTGGATTCTCTTATGGAGGTGGCGGAGGCGGAGCAGGTGGATACAGTGGTGCAGGCGGCACAGGTGGAAACTATCAAAGTGCTCGCGGTGGTGACGGTACTGGTGGAGCAGCTGGTGCAGGTGGTGCTTCAGGAGGAGATACGAATCTAGCAGGTGGCGGTGGCGTTGGCATAGATGGTCAAGGCACTAGCGGTACAGGTGGTGTTAGCACATATCAAAAAGGTACTGGCGGCTCTGGCGGAACTGATGCAGTTGGTGTGTTGGCTGGTATATATGGTGGCGGTGCAGGTGGATCTCAAAACTCTGGTTCAAGAACTGGCGGAACTGGCGCTGGTGGTGCTGTAAGAATTATATATCCCGGTTCTGTCAGACAATTTCCTAACACAAGAGTAACTGACGAAGCTCCAAGTGTTCCTGGAACATACGATACTCTAGTAGCAAGTACAACAAGTTTTGAAGAACGAGAAACTACAAACTACAATCAATTCGTAACATTTACAGTTAGCACAACAGATGTTCCTGCAGGAACAACAGTAGGTTATTCAATTGTAGGTGTAAGCGGAACTGTAACAGAAAACGACTTTTACAATGCTGATACAGAATTTACAATTGACGAAAATGGAGAAGGCACAGTAACCATGTATGCAAGTGCTGACTTCCTTACTGAAACAGGCGGAGAAGTATTTAAGATACGATTATCAGACACTGATAGTTTAGGTAACGATACTGAAAATTTAGAAAGTCCTAATGTAACAATAGTAGACATTTTTCCTGCTACAGTATACAACAGTATCTCACTAGACAAAGCAACATACAACGAAGGCGATACGGTTAATATAACTGTTGATTATACAGGCAACGAAGACAAAGTAATGTTATTAAGTTATACTGTTAGTACCAATGACGCTTCAGGTGGTTACTACGACTTTGAAGATTACAGAACATCTGGAACACTAAGATTGTTAGATGGTAATACTACTCAAAGTAGTGCAGTTGGAACTTCAGATCCTATAGTCATTACAGAAGACTTGTTAACAGAAGGTGCAGAAACACTTACAGTTACTCTAGGTAATTTAAGCAACTTAGGTGAAACTGTTCCTCAACTATCTGCAACAGCAACTATTAATGATACTAGCTTAACTCCTAGACAACCAGGAAGCAGTCTAGTAAAGAAAGTAGAAAGACCATCAAATGCAGCAGGACATGCAGGACTGTATATTTTTCCAAAAGCAATGACAGACGATTACGTGCTGTGTAGTAATCCTAACAACAGCAACCAAGCAGTTACAGGTGCTGCATCAACTAGTGAAGGTGTTTGTTGGATACTTGACATAGCAGCAGCAAACACTCCAAGCCAATGGATTGCTAGAATTGATATGCCGCAAACTGTTAACACCGGAGCAGAACTAATATTAGGCGGCAATAAGTTCGGCGAGGCTGCTAGTTTTTCTCCGGACGGAACTGAGGTAGCTATATTATGTCCAGCGCACGAATCAATCAACTCAGGTACATTATATAGAGGTAAAGTGTTTATATACGATATAAGTGATCCAACATCACCTGTGCTAGACAGAATTTGTGAACAGCCTAATTCATATCTCCAAGTTGGTTACACTAATTTTGGTCGTCTAGGACAAATACAGTGGCACGGAAACTTTATTATAGTAAGTGGATATACAGGAGGTGTTTGCTGGGTGTTCAATGCAACTACAGCAGCACTTATAACAGAATACACAGCAATAGACGATGGATGGGTAGCATGGGGTGCTGACATTTGGGGTGATGGCTCAACTCCTTTGGCTGTTATGGGTAACCCATTTCACACAGGAGCAGGTAGTGCAAGACAGGGAATACTAGCAGTACACAATGCTAATAATGGTCAACTCAACAGTAGTTATACAAGAGAAGGATATCGAATTTCAGGTGGAAGCCAAGGTGGCGCAGAAAGTTTTAACTATTATCTTGGAGCTGCTGTATGTGTAGGAAATGATAGATTTGTATTTGCAAGTATAGGAGACGACTACAACGGATTCACAGATGCAGGACGAATAAGATTTACAACTTGGTTTGGCAGTACTCGTGCTGTACTTAATCATCCTAATGTGGTCAGTACCTCTACAGATGAACTAAACTACGAAGTCCTAGCACAAAGCATCAAACGCAACAAAGCGGGCGATAAATTTATGATACTTTGGGGCGACACATATGATCAATCCAACGCCATAGCTAGAGTATACAACAACAATGGTGCTCAACAAGGCACAGACATTGCGATTGACACATCAGTCGATCCTGATCGCAGAATAAATGACAGAGAAGGTTGTATATCAGATCAATATCTTGCACTAGCATTTGAAGAAGATATCGGTTCTACTGTAACCTGGATCTATATCTATTAAATACGGTATGGCTCTAACAAAATTTCATCAGTATGCTTGCGAAGTGCAGGTAAAGATGCCGCACTTGGCATTCCGTCAAAGCAACGAAATACACATGCAGCAGATGCTGTGGCGCAAAGTCTCGAGAGATCGTCACGTGGACTGTTTGCCCATGTGGTACTATTTCTACTGTGTGGACTTTGATGATCCCCTAACTGTGCTGCAACACGAGTCGGGTGATGTTGAACTGCATCCTGGACAAAACAGATTCATAGGACGCAGCATACTGGGAGATCGACCATGGAAACCCGCACGTATTATCACAATCAATAGAGAATGGCAGTATGTGCTCAACGGCATACGCAACGTAACACTACTGGACACACGTGAGTTTGAATACGAAACTAAGTTTGACTTTTATCGTCGAGGCGATCTCTACGTATGGTCGCACGGCTCATATGCGCCCACAGCCAACAACTGGTTAGAAATGCCCGAACAGTGGGCACAAGAACGTCTAGTTGATTGGGGAGGCAAACTGCATCTACACGGTGGACGCACACACTACATAAACCGTGGTGCTCGCAAATGGATAGTGGCAAGAGTCACAGAAGCCAACACAGAACTAGAAGGAAACCACGCAAGCCTATACGATGCATGCCGTTGGTTGTTTCAAAAACTAGAAAGCAAACAGAACAAACAAGCCCGCAAGAATCGCAAACAAAGCGCGAAGCGTTAAGCCCCAAAACGGCGAAGCCGCTTGCGCACAAAACAGCCGCGAAGCGGTAAACGCTTTTTGCACAAAATACAGCGTTTACCCATGCGCAAAATAGCACCGAGTATAACGACACTACAGAGCCCGTACAACAGCCAAACGAAGAAACCCTAGTCGTACGGTGTCAAACAACGTGTTGCAATACCCCTTAAATGGTGATTGACTGTTTTAGGCCGTTTATTCTACACACACTGGCGTAAACGAACCACTAGCACTTAGATATAGTAGTGCAAACACACGATCTCTATCTGAATCAAACAGTAGTTCACTAGCACTACACTGAGCTGCATCTATGCCATGCTCTATGTACAAATCATTGGCAGCACAAAATGTAACTGTTTCTTTGAGCGTTTGTGTTCTTGGCTCCGGATCGTATATGAGTTTTAGTTTATACATAGTCAACAAAGGTAGTGCGTACAGTGTGTCGGCTAGTCTGCTGAATGTTGGTTAGCTACACTAAGCAATACTTGACAAGTGTTCAAACTGCGAGTAAGCACTGTACGCACAGTGTATTTACCCTAGCTGCACAGTGTAGAGGACCTAAAACGTGCTAAAGCACGAGCGCACGGCTATACGCCTAGCGCATGATCCACTTCGTGTGTGATGTCCTTTGACCAATCTGAGTAACGCAAGTACACATACAAATGATTTGGATTGTCGTGATCAATCCAATAGCGTGTGCGATTTATGTGTGTGCTGTAGTCTATATCAAAGTTTTCAAGCAGCTGAAAGAACCCTTGAGGAATAGTTGAAAAGTCTCGAGTGTATATGCAATATTGTTTCATACGGTATTTACCCGAAATGGGTCCTAGCACCAAAAAAATCTGTCGCGCAAAAAATTGTGGTGAAGTACTTATAGAAGTGAGGTGGTGATTCTGCGTCGGTGGGTTTTTAAAAGAGTTGGCTTAAGGCCGCGCTAACTAGTTGTTTTTATTATATAATATACCCCACCGTGCCCCTCCCGCCTCGAGAAAAAAATTTTTTTTTGAAAAGAAAAAAGGAGTAGTATTTCTACTACTCCCCTTGAACCTTTCTAGTTAGTGTCGACTGTGATTAGTCTAAGCGTGAACCTGCGTAAGCTCTAAAGCCGTAGCCTTGTAGCACACGAGCTGCTGCCTGTGCACCTGCTTCTAGCGTGTCCACGTTCTGTGTAGGATACTTGCTGGGGTTCCATATCTGGAAGCTCTTGTCCCATGCTTGATCTACACCTGCACACTTGAGCCTGCGTCCAATCTTGGTGTTGCCTTTAACACCGTAGATGCTAACCCAAGCAAAGCCACATGCACCCCAAGCGCCGTTGGGATAGTATGTGTTCTCATGTTGCTCGGCTGCTGCATATGCTGCTGCCTTTGCACGTTCTACAATCACTTGTAGGTCTTCTACTGAATAGCGTGTTGCTAGTTCTACTGGAGTAAGAGTTGATGTTGTCATAGTATTGCCCTCGTTTGTTTAACTTATATAAACAGTATAGCCTCATTGGGCTATACTGTCAACCA